GCTGATGGCGAACAGGGCATTGCCCGTGTCGTTCACCGTCATCTTGAACACCCCGGATGGGATGTAGGCCGAGACATACCCCGTCAGGTCAGACGCATCAGCCGTCAGAGCAGTTCCCGCACCACGGACACTGAACTCACGGAACTGTGACCAGTGCCCATTGGTCTGGCAGAAGATGATCCCGCCACCCGCCTGCTGGGGTCTGACGGTGGTGTCCACCTCAAACTGAGTGAGCACCGTGATCTGCGCTGTCTTCGGCGTCAGCACCGTCTCAGCCGCATTGAAGCGGAACTGGTACTGAGCACTGAACAGGATCAGCTCGTCCTGGTACGGGACCGCATAGCGCAGCACTGACACCCGGTTGTTGCTGGCCACCACGTCAATCGGATCCGTGTCCAGCACCGTGGTGACGGTCTCCGGGAAGAACTCAAAGAACTCCCGCACCCGGCTGAGGATCACGTTCTCATCAGCCAGGAACCCAAGCCGGTTCTTGTAGATGAAGACATCGTTGATCGGGAAGCCAACAAAGCTCGGATCCGGTGCGGTGTTGTAGTCGCCCGTGGTCCGCTGTCCCCAAGCTGGAACCGTGACGCCGGACTGAGTGCTGCCATCCGCTGGGCCAAACCAGAACTGCCCATTTGGCAGACGGATCAGCAGATGAGGCATCGTGTCCCGGTCCAGCTTGTACTCCACACCAGGGCTCACCGTCTCAGACCATGTGCCCTCACCGAACGTCCCCGACTTGGGGTTGAACTCCACGTAGTACCCGTCGAAGTTGTTCCCCGGATCCCCGACGATCTCCACCTGATAACCCTTCGGGGCAATGGTGGGCAGCTCGGTGAACGCCTGCACCTGGCCCAGAATCGCTGTGATGTCAGAGTTGGCCCTGGCATCGCTGGCCGCGACCGTGATCGGATTGGCCGACTGCAGCCACAGCACTGAACCCTGCCGGGTGATCGTCACCCCCGTCAGCGTCCCAAGCGCCACCTTGATCTGCTCAGCAATCTCTGCCGAACTGATCCGGTTCTCGGTCACCGTGGTGCCGCTGCTCACCACCGGAGCCACGGCTGTGGTGACCGTGGCTTCCTTGCCGTTGACGTTGACCTTGTAGGTCTGGCCATAGTTCGCGGCCTTCACCCACACCAATGCCTCATGCACCGCTGGTCGGGCAGTGATCGGCGCCACCGCCGGATCCATCGCCGTCGCCGTGTTGGTGTTCAGCACAAATGTGTGGTCGGCGATCGACTGCGCCCTGATCTGCTGCCGCGCATCCGTCACGTTGGCCAGATACCCATACCCCCCAGGGGCATTCACCGTCTTCTCGCCGCCCTGCAGATCAAACACCCTGATGCCGGTCTTGGTGATGACCGCCAGGTACTCCTCGGTGTTATCCCGCAGGATCGTGTGGATGAACGCATCACCAAACGGTGTGGCACTCACCCTGGCCAGCGTGTGCGTACTGTCCCGCTTCCTCAGACCCTCGGCAATCGAGGACACCGCATTGACCTGGATCTCAGCCTGGGTTGGATCACGCTGCCCATCGCCCTGCTGCGAGACCCCCTGGACCAGCGAGGGGATCGTGTAGGAGACAAGTTGCGCCATCAGAGCCTCAACCCAGCACCAAGACGACGAGTGGCCAGACCCATCCCAGGGACATAGGTCGGGAATGGACTCAACCCATAGCCATCCGTCAGCAGGTTGTAGCCAGCGCTGTCGTGCTCAACTCGCTCCAGCTCGGCCCTGGCATTGCGCTCGTCAATCGCCGTGTACTGCACCGTGCCGCTATCGCCCAGCACCCTGGCGGCAAATGCCCTGGCCGCCCTGGTCGTCACCCACCGGTTGAACACCTCAGGGCAGCTTTCGAAGTCCAGCAGCCATGTGACATCTGCATAGACCTCAGTGACGGTGTCATTCAGCTTGTACGTCCGCTCCCAGGTGTCGTACACCCGCTGACCCCGCAGGATGAACCGCCGGGCCGTGTAGTACGGGTCAGGGAAAAACCGGATCACATTGGCCGGGACCACCACCTCGTTTGTGACGGCGTCCTTTTCAAACGGGTACTGGGTCTCGGTGTTCCAGTGCCAGCCCTCGGTCTGGCCTTGCTTGTGGAACTCCAGGATCGTGCGCTCAGCCACCCTGGCATCGCCCTGCTGCTCACGATCCAGCGTGTCCACTGGCATTTCGCCAATGGCCTCCAGCAGAACGTTCACTGCCTCCAGCAGGGTGGTCCGCCCCGGTGTCTTGCCTTGGTTCGACAGGCCCATCCCTTGCGCTACGGGGGTGTAAGCCAATGGTAGAGCGGACAAAAAAAGGGGCCAGCCGTAGCTGACCCCGAACATTCCAGAACCAGTCTGGCTCAGGCGGTGACAATCGCGCAGGCAGATTCAGCGCGAAGGATGCCCATGCCCAGGGCCTGACGAGCAACCATCAGGTCGGACTGATACTGCACCCGGAACTCAGGGCCAGTCAGCTGCAGAGAAGGACTCAGCAGCGTCAGAACCCCCACGGCTTCACGGTTGAAGATCAGGCCACGGCACTTGCTCAGGTCCTGGGCGTAGTCGGCGTTGTAGTCGCCAGCGACCAGGGTGTAAGCAGGCTGATTGACGTGGTTGCTGGAGTACACAGGGATTCCTGCAACTCGCAGCGTCCGTCCTTCAGCAATGGTGCCATTGCCGCCACCGCCACCGTTGAAGTCGGTGTTGATGGCCCTCGAACTCATCGTAATGGCATAAAAATCTTCTGGGGTAAAGACTGCATACATGCCGTCGATGGACACGTCCTTCCTCTCAAACGCAATGCGCGCATCGAAGATGGCTTCCACCAGGGCGTCACCCTTGGCTTGGCGGGTGGCGCCAGCGCCGGTGTAACCGGTGCCCAGGGTGATGGTCTTACCAACCCGGCCAGTGTTGTTGGCAGGGCCCTTGGGCTTGGCGGTGCCGTCCTTGGCCAGGGGCTCGGTGGTGTTGCTGGCAGCCGCAAAAATCATGCGGGCAACACGCTTGTCGTATTCGTAAGCCAGGGCGCGACCCAGTTCCTGGGTGTAGATCTGGCGAACATCGAAGTAGCTCATCAGCTCGTCCAGCTGATAGATCGCCGCGTCGGCAATCATCAGAGCATCGAGACTGATCACCCGCTCGTTCAGGTCAGAAGGATCATTGCCTTCGCCCAGGATCGGGGTGCCCGGCTTGTGGTAGCGGGCAGCCATTTTGCCGGTGATGGGGAATGCCACCGACTTACCGCCACGGATGTTCCGTTCACGGGTCTTGCCCTTGAAGAGGCAAGCGGTCATGAAGGCATCAAGCACTTCGGCAGAGCCGAGCTTGAGCATCAGGGCGCGGTCTGCATCAAGACCAGTGGCGCCGGGGCCCCAGGTAGCGGCTGCGCCTTTAATTTGGCCAAGCCGATTCAGAGCCACATCAGGAGGAGTAGCCATGGCTTTGTTGGAAAAAGAGGTTGGTTAGACCGCTCGTTCCCTCACCGCCACAGGTTGTCCTCCTTGAAGGGCCTGTCGTTCAGGTTGCGTTCTAGTCAGAAACTATCAGAACACATCAGACCTTGCCAACAGATCCTGCACCTTCTGCCGGTAAGCCTCGTCCACGTCATACATACGCTGCCCCCGGTCATTGCGCTTGTTCATGGCATCCAGCACCTGTTGCTGGCTTTCAAACTTGGCCGCAGGAGCGGCTTCACCACCGCCATAGAGCTTCGGTTCCACCACGGCATCAGGAGCTGCAACACGGGCCTGGATTGCCTTCAGTGCCCAGCTGATAGCCGCCTTGTTGCCGCTGTCTACGACGGCGTTGTAGTCGGCCAGTTCCTGGGGTTGAAGGTTGTTGGCGGCCCACTGGCTGAGCTGCTGGAAGCCGTCTTCGCCGCCGACCATGGCCTTGAGCTGGGCGGCATCTTGTTCGGACAGTGCGGTTGACTGCGCCTGCACCGGCTGGGCCTTGCTGACGTAGTTCTCCACCACCTGGCGGGGGACGTTGAAAGTTTCCGCCAGGGTGTCGTAGTGCTCGCTGATGTCCTGGCCGCTATCGGCCTTGAACATGACATCCGCCAGGTCGATGCCTTTGGTTGCCAGCGCCTCCACGGCGTCCTTGCCGTAGACCTCTACGGCCTGTTCTGCCGTGTAGCCTTGAGGTTGTAGAGCGTCTTCTGAGGCTGGGGTGGGTTGAGGGGCCTGACCCAGCTTCTTCTCCAGCTCCTGGTATGCCTTGGCCAGGTCATCCTGTGACTTGAACTTGCCCAGCAGCAGTTCAGGCTCCTGGGCCTGCTGTTGTTCCTGGACAAACTCTTCGATCAGGTTCTCCTGGCCAGGAGCAACCATCCCTTCGATGCTGCCTTCAGGTGTGGTCAGTTGCGGGGTCGTGGTCATGCAGGTTGTTCTTCAGGGGGTTGTTCAGCTGCCATCTGCATGTCCTGCACAGTGGCAGCAGCAGTGGCCAGCTTCTGTGGATCAGCCATGGGTGATGCCATGGCCTGTTGTTGCATGGCCATCTGTTGGGCCTGCTGCTGTTCGGCAGCAAGCTCGTCCTCGGACTTGACCAGTCCAAGGATGTCGATACCCATGCTGTACGCCAAACGCTTGATGAGTTCAGGCGGTTTGACGTACTGCGCCAGGGCCTCAGGGCCCATCGTCTGACCAAGCGTGGTGGTGAACCGCACCAGCTGCTCCAGGTCATTGCCACGACCCACAGCAGCAAGGCCAACAGTCATGACTGGTTTGACCAGATCCTTGGGCAGCTTCGGCACCTTGCCAGCACGGGTCAGGATGTCCAGCTTGCGGGAGACATACGGCACCTGGAACTCAGTGGTGAGGATGCTGTAGATCGAGCCCAGGCTGTTCTCGATCTGCAATGCCTGCAGCCGGACCTCTTCAGCCGTGGTGCGCTCCGAATCCCGCACATCAGCCAGCATGAATGCCTGGCTCAGGCGTGCCTCAATCTGCGCCTTGCCCTGCATGGCAACCGACAGGTCCTGGGACTTCTGCACCTGCAGTGCCAGCACATCATTGGGATCACCAGTGACGAATGCACCATTGGGTGCTCGGGCCAGATCAGCGGCTTTGGTGACACCTGATGGCTTGACCAGGAACAACACCTTGCTGCTGGCCAGGGAGCCCTCAGCAATGGCCTGGGTCAATGCTTCAACGGTCTGCAGGTCAGCAATGGCTGCGGCCTCCACGTAGCCAATGCCATACGGCTGACCATCCACCCGTGTCATCCGCAGGGGAAGCCAAGGGCTGACATCCAGTGGAGCACGACCTTCACTGCCAGGGATGATCTTTCCCTTGACCTCCTGATGCCAATGGACGGACTTGGCCTTCCATTCGACATAGGTGTAGAGCCGCACCCGTTTGCGGTCTTCCTTCCTGGGAATAGGGTCGGTGTCCGCCAGGATCCCCTTGAGTTCCTGGTCCTCCTCAGCGAGCAGGTCTTGAACCTTCTGGGGTAAGACATGAACTGACACCTCCTCACAGGTCACAACCTCCAGGGGGTTCCCCATCGGGTCCCTGGAGCAGACGTAGCGGTTCAGGTGGAAGACCCTCAGGCCTTCACTGCCCACATACAGCAGGGCATTGCCTGCCACCACCAGATGCAGCAACGCTTCATGGAAGACCACACGGTCATTGCTGGCTTCGATCTCCCGCAACACCAGCCGTTCGATCTTGCTCAGCGCTTCCTCAAAGTTGCTCCGCTGGCTGGGGTCCACACCCTGAGCAGCAAGTGCCGCCTCATCCAGTGAGAAGCGGAAGAACTGCTGCGTGGGTGGCAGCAACGCCAGCAGCATCCGGCTGGCCAGGTTCAACACACCACGGGCACCAATGCCATTCCATGGCACGGCATACGACTCCTTGTTGTCAGGGGTCGGTTCATTGCTGGTTGGGATCAGGTACGGAATCGTCAGCCGCGCTGATGCCCGCGCACGGTCCAGGTAGTAATTCCGATCACCCTCCAGGGCGCGGTAGCGAGCTTCAGCTGTGGCCATGAGTTACACCGCGACGTTGACGCCAGAGCCCCTGCCCTGACTGGTTGCACCCATCCGCAGGGATGCAGTGGTTGACCTTGCACCGGCTTGTTCCTTCTGACGTGGTGCCACCGCTGCAGTCGGTGCCTGCTGGCTGCCAGCACTGCCAAGGATCCGCAACGATTGCGACACCGCAGTGCCCATGGACTGAAGGCCCGCCAGGCGTTCCTGCTGCTGCGCTCGCAGTCGATCCACCTCTGCCTGCTGTAGTCCCTGCTCCGCTGCAGCCTGTTCCTGCATCTGCCGAAGCTGTGCCTGCTGCGTTGCAGCCGTGGCTTGCCGTTCAGCTGCAAGGCGGTTCATTTCAGCCTGCCGCTGAGCGGCCACAGCATCAGCTTCACGCTGCCGCTTGGCGGCTTCATGTTCGGCGTTGCGTCGTTGGTTGCCTGCACACATGGCTCAGACCCCGATGTTGAGACCAGAGCCAGCCGATGCAGCCACACCGCCAGTGTTGATCTTGAGAGTGCTCTTAGGCTTCTCCTTCTTGGGTGTGGCCGCAGTGGTCTGAGCATTGACCGGTGCGGTCTGTGATGCAGTCACCGCATAGCTACCGGTCTGCTGGGCAGCTGCCGCGGCAGCAGCAGCAGCTGCATCCGCCTCGTACTGCTTCTGCAGGTTTTCGGTGTCCTGATTGGCCTTGTCAATCTGAGCCTGCAGCTGCTTCTGGAAGTCCGCCTGCTGCTGTCCCATCTGCAAGCGGTACTGATCCAGCGAGGCACGGTTCGCCTCGATCTCAGCTTCACTCGGGCCCTGGTAGATGATTTGTGGTGCCTTGGGTTGTGCGAAACACATGGCCGGTCCTCCTAGGTGATGTTGAGGCCAGCACCCTGGCCAGACGATGTTGCAGTGGTCCGTTCAATCCGCAGAGCACCCTTGCCCTTTGATGTGAGCGTGCCCCGGTTCCGGCCCACCACAGGAGCCTCTGACGCCTTCTCCGGTGGTGGCGTGCCAATCAATGCAGCCATCCGCATCGCCTGGGCTGACGTGTTCTCAGCAATCTGCCGCTTGGCATCTGATGCCTTCTGAGCAATCGCCTCGTTGCCACGCAAGGCAGCTGTCAGCTGGCTTTGCAAGACATTGGTCTGACCATTGATCTGCTGCTCAATCGCAGATCGCTGCAGATCAAACTGCCGCTGGTATGCCCCCTGGTCCGGCGCTGTGATCGTCGCTGCCTGACCACCTCCCATACACATGTCAAAAACCCTCCATGTCGATGGCTAGCCCGTTCTCCTGCTGGTCCTCGTACTTGGCAGCCAGAAACCGGACCACAGACACCTGACCCGCCTTGAACCACACTTCCCGGTCATTCCACGACAAATCCGGCGCCCGATCGGGGAACTCAGCACCCAATGCGCCCAAAAGACGGTCGTCAACTGCCGGAAACCAGCTCATACAACGGGGGTGTAATGGTCCCAGCGTACCGATCAGACCCATAGTGGGGATAGACCCCTACCACCCCGTAGCAATGGCAGACCTGCAAGGAATGCTTGCTGACATGCACGAGGAAGTCATCCAGCAAGTGCTGGAAGACCTCCGCAATGGCGACCGCAAAGCCAGACAAGAAGCCATGGCCCTGCTCAAGCAGAACAACGTGACCGCTACCGCAGCTGAAGGTTCAACCCTGCGTCAGCTGGCCGGGAAGCTCGACTTCAGCGGCATGGCTGACAAGGTCGTTGAACTCAAGCGCCCACCTGTAGCCGGCTGATGCGATACGTCTTCTCTTGCGGTGGCGGCGTCCAGTCCACCGCAGCGCTAGTGCTGGCTGCTCGGGGCCGCATCCCCTACCGGACGTTCGTCTTCGCCAACGTTGGCGACAAGGCCGAGTCGCCCGCCACGCTCGACTATGTCGCACGCCACCTCAGGCCCTTCGCTTCCCGGCACGGGATCGAATGGGTTGACGTGGCCTGGATCGACCGCAAGGGCCGGCAGCGCGACCTGTACGAGGACATACAGGAGCAACAGCGGTCCATCAACATCCCTGCCTACATGCCAGGCGGGATGCCCGGTAACCGGAAATGCACCGAGTTCTTCAAGATCAGGCCAATCGCAGCCTGGATCAGACGCAACGCCCCCGGCTGCACCCTCGGGAAGGGCATCAGCACTGACGAGCCGCACCGTGCAACGCCGTCACGGGAAAGCGATGGCTACGCCTCTGCCTATCCGCTGATCGAGCTGGGAATCAACCGCTCCGACTGTCTGCGCATCGCCGCAGACGCCGGCCTCCCGCAGCCACCCAAGTCCTCCTGCTGGTTCTGTCCGTTCAAGACGACGGAGCAGTGGACGCGACTCAGACGCGAACAGCCGGCGCTGTTCGATTCCGCGGTTGCCATGGAGCAGACACTGCAGCAACGTCGTCACGCCCTGGGCAAGGACCCCGTCTACCTGTCAGGCATCGGCGGGAGGCGACTGCGCAACCTTGATCAGGTCATCCCGCATCAGCTTGGCTTGTTCCCCGAATGGCTTGACGAGCAGGACGGCTGCGAATCGGGCTACTGCATGACCTAGACGCCCACCTGTAGCCGGCTGACACCACCATGCGCCTTGGCCATGGGCTTAGGCCTCCAGCCCAGCGCCAGGGCGTCCACAGCAGCTCCCGTCTCATCCATCCATGCCTCATAGGCCTCCTGTTGCAGTTGGTCTGCACGGGCCTGCTGGGCACGGTTCTGGTCCTGGGCCGCGGCATCCACAAAGAACGCGCAGGCAATCGCCAGAGCATCCAACCGGTCGTCATGACTCAGACAACCCTTCTCCGGTGTCAGACGTGATGCCTGGAAGAACAACGACCGGCTGTAACCGTTCTCTGGGTCCTCATCCGTCATCCGGTAGTCCTGC